CGAACGTTCACCTTTGAATGAGGTTTATGAAGAGTTGATGTCAACTGGTAAAGAATCTGACAAAGAATTGGCAAAACAATATAAATCACGTAAGTTTTATATTGTGAAGTTAATTGATAGAGACCATGAAGAAGATGGTCCAAAGTTTTGGAGATTCAAACACAACTATAAGAACGACGGTATCTTAGACAAGATCATACCTATTTGGAGAAATAAAGGAGATATTACTGACCCTACTAATGGTAGAGATTTGGTTATTGAACTATCGAAAGCTAAAACACCTAAGGGTAAAGAGTATACAACTGTGTCAACTATCATGTATGATGATCCAGCACCAGTTCATACTGACAAAGCTCAATCAAAAGCTTGGATTGATGATGAATTGAGTTGGACTGATGTGTATTCCAAAAAACCTGTAGAATACCTTGAAGCAATCGCAAGAGGAGAAACACCTAAGTGGGACAACGAAAAGGGTGGTTACGTTTATGGTGACTCGTCAGTTTCCGAAGAAAGTTTCGGTGGAGGTTCTAAAAAATCCTCATACGTAGATCCACAAATGGATTCTGATATTGATTCAGATTTACCGTTCTAAATAACTTTACGAGCATAGGTCAAAAACCTATGCTCATTTTTACTTCATATTATGGCAATTAAAAAGAATGACTTCGAGAGTTTGAAGAAAAAATTTTCAACCTCTGCAAAATATAAACCCCAAAGATTTTTTGATTTGGGACCTGACTTCTTAGATGCAGTTGGACTTCCTGGTCCTGCAGTTGGACATTTGAATATGTTCTTGGGTCATTCGGATACCGGTAAAACTACCGCTTTGGTAAAAACGGCAGTTGATGCTCAGAAGAAAGGTATCCTCCCTGTATTCATTATTACTGAACAGAAGTGGAGTTTCGAACATGCCAAACTAATGGGTTTTCAATGTGAGGAAGTTGTTGATGAAGAAACAGGAGAACTCGATTGGGACGGATTCTATATTTTCAACAACAATTTTGACTATATTGAACAGATTACAGATTATATCAACAGCTTGTTAGATGCTCAAGAAAAAGGTGAGTTGGACTATAGTTTGTTGTTCTTATGGGATTCAGTTGGTTCTGTTCCATGTAAGATGACCTTTGAAGGTAAAGGTGGAAAACAACACAACGCATCTACATTGGCGGACAAAATAGGTATGGGTATCAACCAACGTATTTCAGGTTCACGTAAAGCAGATTCTAAGTATGAAAATACTTTGGTAATTGTTAACCAACCTTGGGTTGAATTACCTGACAATCCATTTGGACAACCGAAGATTAAAGCTAAAGGTGGTGAAGCCATTTGGTTAAACTCATCATTGGTATTTTTGTTTGGAAATCAAAAAGGGGCTGGAACAAACAAAATTACTGCAACAAAAGACAAGAGAAGTGTTAAGTTTGCCACAAGAACTAAAGTGTCTGTACTGAAAAACCACATCAATGGTTTAGGATACGAAGATGGAAAAATTATTGTTACTCCTCACGGATTTTTAGCGGGTAAAGAAGCATCAGAAGAAAAGACATCCATCGAAGCTTACAAAAAAGAATATGCCGATTATTGGAAAGATATTATTGGTTCTGATGGTGATTTCACCTTAAAAGAAGAAAAAGAAGATTAGTTTATTGTTCCACATTTAAATCACGAGTTGTGATTAAAACATTATTAGTTGACGGAGACAATCTGTTCAAAATTGGATTTCACGGAGTAAAAGAGTTATATAATGGTGGAGACCACTTAGGTGGAATTTACCATTTTATAAACATTATCAGAAAATTTTTAGAAGAACATAATCATGATAAAGTGGTTGTGTTTTGGGATGGAAGTTCAAACTCTTCCATAAGAAAATCCTTATATCCTCAATACAAAGCTAATAGAAAGCATGATATGAATGAGTTCAAATACGAATCATATCTACAACAAAAAGCCAGAGTTAAGCAATATTTGGAAGAAATCTTTGTTCGTCAGGTTGAAATGAAAAATAACGAAGCTGATGATCTGATTGCGTATTACTGTAAAATTTCTACAGACGAGAATATCATTATCTTTTCCGCAGACAAGGACCTCACCCAACTCATCTCAGAACGTGTTACAATATACTCTCCTACCTCTAAAATGTATTTGGGGTATGGTGACACCATTTCGATAAATAAGGTCAACATACCTCACCAAAACGTCTTATTAACAAAGATCTTCACGGGTGACAAATCGGATAACATCGATGGTATCGAATTACTAGGTGAAAAGACCTTAGTAAAACTTTTCCCTGAAATGTTGGAAAAACCATGTACTGTGGAAGAAATTTTGGATATTGCACGAAATAACACACAACCAAAAAAAATCAAAGCTTTAGAAAATATTTTGACTGGTAAAACCAAAAACGGTATACTTGGAGAAACTTTCTATGAGTTAAACAAAAAAATAGTAGATTTGTCCAACCCTTTAATTACCGATGATGGAAAAGAATTAGTAGAACAAATATACCAAGATACCATTGATCCATCTGATCGTGGTTACAAAAACTTAATGAGAATGATGATGGAGGATGGTCTCTTTAAGTATCTACCCAAAAACGATGAAGCTTGGGTTGATTTCCTCCGACCATTTATGAAACTTACACGAAAAGAAAAAAGAAACACAAACAAAATTTAATTCCTTCTATGAAAGAACAAGACAGTACAAAAATGGAATTTCTATTAACTCTCAATGACAACATTGTAGTTCAAAGATTTTTCAATGTTAGGGGTTATAACCCTAAAGCAAAAAATTCAGTTGACCTTTATTATTTAGTTGAGGAGATTGCGCGAGATTTGCAATATCACCTAAAAATGAAAACTGTAATCTACATGACAGACAACAGTGAATCTATCATGCATGATGCGTCGATTATGGATACTTCATATACTGACGGTCCTGAAATTTTTAATATTTTAATCAAAAATGGTGACACGACAATTTGTCACAGAATTTTTGATGGAAAATTTTTCCCACCAAAAGTGAGGTATACTGTGGACGTACGTCCATTCTTGAAAGATATCTTACGAGATCTTACTGACATTTTTTCATCCCAATCATTAAGTTTCAAATATTTGGATCTTGATCTAAGTAAGTGAATATTTAATAATACTAAGGGGCATATTACGACAACATGAACAAAAATTTCGATTATTTGGGGAACACATTCCAGATTCAGTTATTGAATCAGATTGTGGTAGATAAAGATTTTTCTTCTTCAATAATGGATGTTATTGAAGCGAATTATTTTGATAACAAGTATTTCAAGATCATTCTTCAAATGATCAAAGAATACTATGTAAAGTATGAGTCCACTCCAAATTTCGATACTCTCGAACAAATTGTTAAGTCTGAAGTTTCTCAAGAACTGGTTGTAAAAATTGTATTAGACACCCTTAAACAAGTTAAAGACGCTCCGTTTGAGGGGACTCAATTTGTTCAGGAAAAAGCTTTGAAGTTTTGTAAACAACAAGAACTTCAAAAGGCGATGGACAAGGCTCAGAAGATAATCACCCAAGGTGATTTCGAATCTTACGACAAAGTTGAAGGTTTAGTTCGAGAAGCGTTACAAGTTGGAGAAATCGAAAAAGGACAGTCTGATATTTTCTCTGATTTGGATACAGTTTTGGATGAGGACTATAGACATCCAATACCTATGGGAATACCTGGTATTGACAAATTGTTGAAGGGTGGATTAGCTAAAGGAGAAATTGGAGTTATACTTGCACCAACTGGTGTTGGTAAAACAACAATACTAACTAAAATCGCTAATACGGCATTCAATATGGGATATAATGTCTTACAAATATTTTTCGAAGACAACCCTAAGATAGTTCAACGTAAACATTTTACAATTTGGACAGGTATTCCACCTGACGAATTGGCGAATCATAAAGAAGAAGTGATGGGTAAAATTACTGAGATTCAAGAAACAATGAAAAACAAACTTGTTCTCAAAAAGTTAGCTTCGGATACTATGACGATGAACCAAATCAAAAACCAAGTTAGGAAGTTGATTGCTGACGGAACAAAAATCGATATGATTATGTTAGACTATATTGATTGTGTTTTACCTGAGTCATCATCGAAAGATGAGTGGAAAGCTGAAGGGTCTGTTATGAGAGGTTTTGAGGCTATGTGTCACGAACTAAATTTAGTCGGATGGACAGCAACTCAAGGTAACCGAAGTAGTATTTCTTCTGAAGTAGTAACTACAGACCAAATGGGTGGATCAATTAAGAAAGCTCAAGTTGGACACGTAATCATTACAGTAGCTAAAACTCTTCAACAGAAAGAAATGAATCTAGCGACTATCGCAATCACAAAGTCTCGTCTTGGAAAAGACGGAGTTGTTTTCGAAAATTGTAAGTTCAACAACGAATTACTTGAAATTGATACAGAAAGCTCTGTGACATTCTTAGGATTCGAAGAACAACAAGAAGAGAAAAAAAGAGACAGGGTAAAAGAGTTGATGGAGAAAAGAAAACAAAAAGAGTCACAACAAAAACAACAATTATAAAATACAATTACTTATGGAAAAAATTTTAACAGAAAATCCTAATCGATTTGTCATATTCCCTATTGAGCATAACGATATTTGGGAGTTTTATAAATCTCACCAAGCGGCATTCTGGACTGCAGAAGAAGTCGACTTGACTAATGATATCAGGGATTGGAACAACTTGACAGAAAACGAACAATATTTTATTAAAAACATCCTTTCATTCTTTGCCGCCTCTGATGGTATTGTGAATGAAAACCTAGCTGAGAATTTTGTCAAAGAAGTTCAATACCCTGAAGCAAAGTTTTTCTATGGATTTCAATTGATGATGGAAAACATTCACAGTTTGATGTATTCCTTGTTGATTGATACCTATATCTCTAACGAGAAAGAAAAACAACTTTGTTTCACGGCTTTGGATAATCTGCCTGCGGTTCAAAAGAAAGCTAAATGGGCTTTGGATTGGATCAAGAACTCTACTTTCCAAGAAAGACTCGTTGCATTTGCCGCGGTAGAAGGTATATTTTTCTCAGGATCATTTTGTTCAATCTTTTGGTTGAAATCAAGAGGTATTATGCAAGGATTGTGTAATGCTAACAGTTTAATTTTCAAAGATGAAAACCTTCACTGCGACTTCGCAATTCACTTGGTGAACAATCATTTGGAAAACAAACCATCTGAAAAAAGAATTAAAGAAATTCTATTGTCCGCTTTGGAGATTGAAAAAGAATTCATCACTGAATCACTACCAGTTTCACTTATCGGTATGAACTCTAACCTCATGAAACAATATTTGGAATTCGTCACTGACCAGTTGTTGGTTAAGTTTGAATGTAAAAAAGAGTTCAATGTAGAACAACCATTTAAATTTATGGAACAAATTGCGGTTGAGACAAAAGGTAACTTTTTTGAGTCTAGAACTATGGAATACCAGAAGGCTAAACTAAACGAAGAATTATCATTTGATTCTGATTTTTAATTTAATACTTTTATACCTATGATGTCATTAAAAATTAAAAAGAGAAACGGGGATGATGTTGCATTCAATCCTCAAAAAATTTATAATAGAATTAAACGAGCTGCAAAAGGTTTAACTGTAAACTCTGATGAGATTTTCATTAAGGTGATTACATCAGTACCAACTGAAGGTAATATAACAACAAAAGAGTTAGACAAACTTGTTTATGAGATTGCAGCGGCATATACTGGCAGTCATTATGATTATTCGAGACTTGCAGCATCAGTTGCTATTTCATCGTATCATAAAGAAACTTCCCCAAGTTTTTATAACGTGATGCATGCTCTTCATGTTGATGGTGTCGTTCATGATGAACTAATGTATATCGCCGAAAAGTATGGTCCGTCTAAGATTGATGAGGTAATCAATCATGAGAATGATTATAATTTTGATTACTTTGGATGGAGGTCTTTACAAGAAATGTATTTGTTGAAGACACCTGAAGGAAGAACAATTGAAAGACCACAACATATGTACATGAGAGTGGCGTTGTGGGTAACCAATTCATTTGAAGAGGCGGTAGAGTATTATCATTCATTATCAAGTCAAAGAATTTCTAAGGCGACTCCAATAATGATTAACGCAGGAACCAAAGTCCCTCAACTTGCTTCTTGTGTATTACATTATAATAATTCAGATTCAAGAGAAGGATTATTAAAAACCTTGAATGATATTTCAACATATTCTTCAGATGCTGCGGGTATTGGATTGTCTATGTCAAACATCAGAAGTAAAGAAAGTAGAATCAAATCATCTGGTGGTTTTGCTGGTGGATTGTTAAAATATCTTAAGATTGTAAACGAATCTTTAAGGTTCTTCAACCAACAAGGAAGAAGACCTGGTAGTGCTGCGATATACTTGGAACCATGGCACAAAGATATTTTCGATTTATTGGATATCAAAAAGAATACAGGTGCTGAAGAATTGAGGGCAAGAGATTTATTTACCGCACTTTGGATTCCTGATAATTTCATGAGAGCGGTAAAAAACAATGAAGATTGGTATTTGTTCTGTCCAAATGATATTATCAAAGCTGGTATCAAACCTTTACAAGAGTGTTATGGTGAAGAGTATGAACAAAACTATCGTAAGGCTGTTGACTTGGGTATTGGTCGTAAAGTGAAGGCACAAGAGGTATGGAGTAAGGTAATTGAATCTCAAATTGAGACGGGTGTTCCTTACTTGTGTGCTAAGGATAGTGCGAATAAGAAAACAAACCATCAAAACATTGGTGTGATTAAGCAATCTAACCTATGTAATGAAATTTATCAGTACACTGACGAAAAGACTACTGCAATTTGTACCCTATCTTCAATTGTGTTGAAAAACTTTATTGTTGACGGTAAGTTTGATTATAACCTTCTAATCCAAGAAGTAAGAAAGGCTGTAAGAGCATTGAATAATGTTATTGATAAAAACAATTATTCTACAGAAAAGGGTCTTAAGGGTGGTCTTGAACAACGAGCAATCGGAATTGGTGTTCAAGGATTAGCGGATGTGTTTTGTCTTTTGGATTACGTTTTCACTTCGGATGAAGCCAAAACGTTGAATAAGAATATCTTCGAGGCAATTTATTTCGCGGCAGTTACTGAGAGTAATGAATTGTGTAAGAAAGGTATCAGAAAACCTTATGAGTTCTTCAAAGGTTCTCCAATGTCAAAAGGTATTTTCCAATTTGATATGTGGGGTCTTAATGACTCTGATTTGTTCTTGGATTGGGAAACATTAAAAAAAGATGTTCAAGAATATGGTGTTTGCAATTCATTATTCACCGCTCAGATGCCAGTTGCGTCATCAGCTAAGATTACAGGTTCATTCGAAATGACCGAACCAGCACACTCTGCGTTATTTAATAGACGTGTTGTAGGTGGTGAAATTATGATTGTAAACAAATACTTGATTACTGACTTTGAGAAAATTGGTATTTGGTCTGAGGATTTGAAAAATGAAATTATTTTGAATGAAGGATCAATTCAAAACATTAACTTTAATCAATATCTTGATGTTGAGGATAAAAACTACAACAAAAAAGTTAAAAGAATTGAACACTTGATTCCAAAATATAAAACTATTTGGGAGATTTCACAGAAAGAATTGATTAACATGGCGGCAGACAGAGCACCATTTATTGATCAATCTCAATCTATGAACATTTATATGCCGAATCCAACATTGTCAAAGATTACTTCTTCACACTTCCACTCTTGGGAAAAAGGATTGAAA